GCAAGCGGCTGTTCCCTGGTAGCTCAGCGGTAGAGCATTCGACTGTTAATCGACAGGTCGCCGGTTCGAATCCGGCCCGGGGAGCCAAATTCGTCAGAAGCCAGATTATCGTAAGTAGCTGAAATTGCTCCGATAATCTGGCTTGCTGGCCGAAAATCTCCGCCCAATTCGTCTGATTTGCTGCACAACGCGCTGCACATATTGCCATACGTGGCCGCCGCGCGCATGGTGACGGCATGAACGTCAAACGCCGCAACAAAACCTTTCACCTGATCAGGCGCGTCCCGAAGCGCTACCAGCCCGTCGAGCCCCGCGCCGTCGTGTGGGTCAGCCTGCACACTGATTCCGAAACGGTCGCCCGGCAGAAGGCCCCGACCGCATGGGCGCACATGATCGAAGCATGGGAAGCGCGGCTTGCGGGCGACAGCGAAGACGCGGAACGCCGTTTCGAGGCGGCGCGGGAACTCGCCCAAGTCCGGGGCTTCCGTTACCTTGCTGCGGATCGGGTCGCCAAGCAGCCCATGACGGAATTGCTGGCGCGGGTCGAAGCCGTTCCGATGCGCGACGACGGGCCGGACGAAATAGAGGCGGCGGCCGTGCTTGGCGGCGCGACGGAACCTGGGATCACGGTCGAGCGGGCGCTTGAACTCTATTGGACGCTGGCGAAGGACCAGACCTTCGGCAAGAGCGACGATCAGGTTCGGCGATGGAAGAATCCGCGCAAGCGCGCCATCGCCAATTTCGTGAAGATCGTCGGCAACAAGGAAATCGCCGCGATCACGCCCGACGACATGCTCGACTTCCGCCAGTGGTGGGTTGAACGGCTGGAAGCCGAAGGGCTCACGCCGAACGCCGCCAACAAAGACCTTATCCACGTCGGCAACGTCCTGAAGACCGTCAACAAGATGAAGCGGCTGGGGCTGGTCCTGCCGTTGGGCGATCTCGCCTTCAAGGAGAACAAGAAGCGTGTCCGACCGCCCTTCTCCGAAGAGTGGATCAAGACCAAGCTGCTTGCGCCGGGCGCGCTCGACGCGCTCAACACGGAAGCAAGGTGCATCGTGCTCGGCATGGTCAACACGGGCTATCGGCCCAGCGAGGCGGCCGGGCTTCTGCCGGAGCACATTCGCCTTGACCATGACGTTCCGCATATCGCTATCGAGCCGGAGGGGCGGCAACTGAAAAATGAGCCGTCCCGTCGCGTCATTCCGCTTGTCGGCGTCAGCCTTGAAGCCTTCCGGCAGTGCCCGGCGGGGTTCCCGACCTATCGCTTCAAGGACAAGGTGTCCGATACGGTCAACAAGTTCCTCCGGGAGCACGGGCTTTTGGAAACGCCCGACCATTCGCTCTATAGCCTGCGGCACTCGTTTGAAGACCGGATGATCGCCGCCCGCGTGGATGACAGAGTCCGCCGCGACCTGTTCGGCCACCAGCTTGACCGGGAACGATATGGGGCGGGCGCGACGCTGCAACACAAGCAGGAAATCCTTCAGACCATAGCTCTTTGAGCGGCGACAATCGCCCTCGCACGGGCGACGGGATCGGCCGTTTCCCGCGCCTCTACTTCCCTATCCAGCCGGTCGAAGATCGGCGCATAGACCGGATTCTTGGCGACAAGCAGTGCCACCTTCGCGCGGGCCGCGCGAAGACGCTCCAATTCTTCCATAACCGTAACTCGCGGTTACGGCCCCATACGGCTTAGGAGAGGTGGGCTTGCGGAGAGGTCAGGAGTCCGCTCGCCCGCTCGATCAGATCAGCTTGACGTTGACCGCCCCGCTGGGGTTTGCGGCCGCCGTGACGGCCACACCGATGAGCGCATTCGCGCCCGTGTCATCGTCGGACGTGACCAGCTTCGTGGCCGCGTCGAAGTAGACGGGATCGCCGATAGCGAAGGCGTCGGTCGAGACCTTGGGCAGATCGAACACGCCTTCGGTCACGAGGTCGAAGTCGGCCCCGCTTTCCGCGTCGCCAGCGGCAACGCCGTGAAGCTCGCCGATCACGACGACTTCGCCGGAGATGATGGCGGCCGGAGCCGGAAGGGTCAGGTTCTCGCCCTTCTGCACATAGTTCTTCATGGTCAGAGTCCTTTCGAGGTTCTGAAATGGATGGTGGACGGGGCGGCCCGTTGGGCCGCCGCTATGGCTGCATCGGCGGCCGCAAGGGCGGCGGCCATTTCCCGGTCGGACCGGTATTCCACTTCCTCGCCGTTCTGGTCACGGAAGCGGCGCACGCCCTGAAGGCGAGCTTCGAAGAGCGCGTCGCGCCACTTGATCAGATCGGCGAGAGAAGCGGCCATCGGTTACGCTCCGGGGTTGCGGACAGCACCGCGCCAATCGACTGCGCCCGCCCCGAAGTCGAGGTAGACGCGATACTCGACGGACAAGGTTTCCCAGCCTTCGCGGCTCGACATCTGCGGACCCGGCGCGGACGACAGGTAGCTGTATTCAAGCACGGGGACCGTGGCCGGGTCGGCGAAGAGGAACCACTGATCATCCGTGATACGCGGCTCGACGGCGAGCGTAAGCTTGCCAGCGAACGGGTTCACGTCGTCGGTCGTGGTGGCGTTGATCGTGGTGAGAAGCTGTTCCGCGTTGGTTTCCAGTTCCGGCCCGACCACGAGATATTTCGGCGTGACCGTGATGAAGGTCTTCCCGTCGAGCCCCTTCATGCCGCGAAGCGCCTTGCGGGCCGCGTCGAGCGACGCGAGCGACAGGGTGGCCCCGGTCAGAAGGTTGCCGTGGTCGGCGTGGAAGAGCCGCTTGCCGTCGGACATGACCGGACCAGTGCCGGACGACAGCGAGAGCAGGTTCCACAGAAGCGCGGCTTCCGTGGTGGCGGCGGCCTGTCCGGCGGCGTTCGCCCAATCATTGAACGCGCCAAGGTCGTCATTCACGAGCGCCTTGCGGCTGATCGCGAACAGCGCGGCGTAGGTGTCGAGCGCATAGGACTCGGCCGCCTCGCCACGAGTGACGGATTTGATCTCGCCGGACTCGCTGACCTTCTGAAGCGCGCCAAGTTCGCCCAGCCGGAGGGTCGAGCCAGACCGGAAGTCGGACCGCGAGCCCTGCCGTGCCAGCGCCTTCAGCGGCGACGCGGCCGCCGTGTAGGACGCCATGAGCGTGCGGCGGCCGACGCCCGTCAACAGGTTCGGGAAGTCGGACGTGGTGTGCATGGCGGCGCGGAAAAGCTGGTCCGTGTCCATGCCGCGAGTCGACTGCCCCAGCGCTTCGACGCATTCGCGGGCGAAGTCCCGCACCGTGTGCCCCATGAAGGGACGGGCCGCGTCGGTAGGCGTGCCACCGGCAACGCGGACGTGAAGCGCCTCTTCCATCGCGCGGACGCGAGCGGCCGGGTCGTCGGCCGACGGCGAGTGAACGCGGATGGTCGGCGTGCGCCGGGTCCGGGCCTGCATCCGGTCGAAGAGGTCGGCCCGGATTTCGGTTTCGGTCAGTCCGTCGTCGATGTAGGTGTCCGCCACTTCCGGCGGTTCGCCCGCGTTGCGGACAAGTTCGCGGATGGCGGCACGAGTTTCGGCCGCCGTCGGTTCGATAAGGTCTTCTTCCATAGGATCGCTCCGTTTCTTGGCCTTCGGATCGGCCGGGTTACTGACAAGGGACACTTCCGAGATGGTCCATTCGACCGCCGTGCGGACGCGCTGGCCGTTCACCGTCGCTTCGCGCCATTTGCTGACGCGATAGCCGACACTGAAGGAATCGAGGGTGCCGTCGGCGACGCGCTGCCGGATCGGCGCAACATCGTCGGCGAGTGAGAAGCGCAAATCGGCGAGGATGGCGTCGCCGTCGCGCCGGAAGTCGAAGGCACGGCCAAGCGTGGCGCGGGCGGTGCGCTGATTGTGGGTGTCGAGGAACGGGGTCTCTTCGGGCAAGGTCGCGCCCGCCGGGTCCAGCACTTCCCCATAAAACCCGCGACCGTCCCGCCGCATGACCGGCGCGGCCGTCGCCACAATGGCCGTGATAACCATGGCTTCAGCATCGAACGGACCGGACGCGGTAGCCGTGCGGATCAGCATCGGGGGCAGTTCGCCCCGGACCGCTCCGGGTTCGATCTCGACTTGATCGCGCTCCGGGCGCACCCATTCAGGATTCTTGCGCTGCGTCTTTGCCATTCGTGGACTCCTTGAATTTCAGGCCCAGCGTCTTTTCGCGGGCGCGGTCTTCGGCGATTTCTTGATCAAGGTCGGCGATGGACCAGCCGCGCGCGGCGACCAGTTTGCGGCGGGACGTGAGACCGGCGGCGAGTTCGGCCGCGTCGGCTTCAACGGCTTTCTGCGGGTCCACCTGCTGCCAAGCGGGCGGAAGCCATTCGGCCTTGGCGGCCTCGCCCTCAACGGCCATGACGCGCTGCCAGATCGGCCGGAGCGCCTGCGGAATGAGGGTGCCATACTGGACTTGCTCGACACGCGCGCGGAACGGCAGAAGGCCCGCGCGAAGGCTGGAATAGTTCGCGCCGGTCAGGTCGCCGGAAAGCATGTGCTCCGGCAGGCCAAGGCCAGCGGCGAGCATCTGAAGATTGAACCGGAGGAAGGCCGCAACTTCGTTTGCCTGCTGGGGGCTGCTGAATTTGATGTCGAAGCCCGCCGGAAGACGGCGCAACGTGCCCGGTTCGAGGGACACGTCGGACGGGTCGCCTTCGAAGGGCTCGCCCGTGCCGTTCTGGTCCACGAGGAATCCAGCGTGAAGAGCGGCGACCTTTACGCCGACGGCGAGGCCGTCAACGATGGCGTCAAGTTCGTTCGCCGGGACCACGACGGGCGCAAGCCACGAGATGCCGCGCACCTGTCCGACGCCCAGCGGCTTGAAGACGTGAAGCACGTCGCTCGCCGGAACTCGCACGGGTGCGGCGTAGGTGGTGAACACGTCCGACGGCTTCGCGGGCATGACGTGATAAGCAACTCGCTCTTGCGCCGCGTTAAATTCCACGCCGTTCACGATATAGCCGCCGTCGGCGAGTTCGGCCGTGCGGGACTCGTCCACGAGTTCGGTGGGGATCAGTCGGAGCCGGACGCCCGCGTCAGTCGCGAGCACCTGCACGAACGCTTCGCCGTCGATCACGAGGGACCGGGCAATGTCGGCCTGAAGCCCCCAAAAGTCCGTGCGGCCGTCCGCGTCGGCGTCGTCGGCCCATGTGTTGAAGACGGCAACGGCTTCGGCGTCGCCGGTCGGCACAATGCCGGTTCCGACCAGTGCCCCGACCCAATTGTCCACGGCGTTGCGGATGAAAGGCGCGTTGGCATAGAGCGACCGCGAACGGCTGCGGACCGTCACGGACGCGCCGGACACTTCGGTTGCCGTCCGGCCGAACATGCCGAAGCCCGAACCGCGACGGCCGCCACCGGCCGCGTCGAAGCGGCGGACGTGTTGCGGGCGGCGGAAGATGCGGTCGAGCAAGCCCATGATCAGTTCACCGTCGGCCGGTTGCGGGGGTGAATACGGTCAAGGACGCCGATCAGGTCCACGGCGAAGACGGACCGCTTGTCGTGCTTTTCCATGGGGTATTCCCATGCCGTCGCTTCGCCGCGTTCGATGGCGTGAAGCCGTGCGGTCTTCACGAGACGGCCAGAGTCCTTGCGGGCGAGCACCCACAATTCGAGGGACCAGTCGCGCGCGCCTTCCTCATACTGGCGAAGGACGTGCATTCCGGGGGTGTAGCGCGGGGGCTTGTCGCCTTCGAAGTCGTCGGCCCGCCATACGTTGAGCGCACGGCCAACGGCGAGCGCGGCGTCTTCGTCGGAAACTCCCATCTCGCCCATACGGATCAGCACTTCGGCGACTAGGGCCTGATCCGGCAGGAAGAGCCACGCCTTGCGCCCTTCCGTCTCGCGAGCGACCGGCCGGAGATAGCTCCGGGTACGGTAGTAGTTCACGAGGTCGGCGACCTTCCGAAGATCGCGTCCGATAGGCGTGATCGCCTTGGCGATGTCTACCGCCGTGAGCAGATCGCCCGGATTCCGGCGAACCTCGCGAACGTGAAAAATGCTCATTGCATGGTCTCCCCATAGCTTCAGGATGGCCGGAAGCATATGGCGAGTCTGACCAGATATGCAAGGAAAAAAGCTATTCGCTACAATATGTTGCTAATGCAGATACCACTTGACCACTAGGCGGACTCGGGGTTATGCCTTTGCTCGCCGGGCACGTCCTCCCCGGTTCCTGTGCCTTCGGGGGTGGTGCCCCGACGGCTCCCTGACTGGCCGGGCGCGACCATCACCGCGCCCGGCCTTTTCGCGAAAGGATCGACGATGCACGAACGGGGGTTGATTATGGCGGGGCTCGCATCCGTAGGCGCGGCAGGCGGCCGAACGTCGAGCGCTTCAGCCGTCACGCGGTCGGCGCGGGCGCGGCGTCGGTGTTTTGAGCGCGAGGTACGCAAGCTGTTCACGTGCTACGAACGCAAGCACGGCGTCGCCGTGCCGTGGCACATGACGGACGATCAGGTCAGGGCATGGTGTGACCGCGACCCGGCCTTCGCGGCCATGGTCGAAAAGATCGACGATCTTCGTCGGACGTGGATCGGCTAACGGGCAGTCAGCCCATTAAAAGCCTTTTCCAGTGCGCTTTTCCATTCTCGCCGATAGTCGAGGAGCGCTTTTTGCTTACCCAATTCCCAAGGTTTTATGTCCAGCATCTTTCGGCAACGTGTGATCGCATAACCATGGTTCTGGACTTCCATGTCGATCAGCCGCTTAATCTCGCCGACCGAATGCGCGTCCTTCAGTCGCTCGACGAATAGACCGGCCTTGCGGGCAATATAGTTCATCTGCCAATCCGGCTTTTGCGCACTTTCGGCCGCGACCGTAACGAGATTTTCGTCGTGGATGTTGTCGATCCACAGGTATTCATAGATCGACATGCCCTCACGTTTGCACCACTCGTACAGGCTAGGAAGCCCAGCATCGTAAGGGGCGCGAAAACGAGCTTCGATTTCGTCATATTTTCGCTTGTAATCCAGATCGACGTGCGACCTGCATCCTATCGGGATGGTCCCGTCGCTTTCGACATAGCCGTATGCCTTGTTGAGCGCACGGTGCTCATCATCGCGCTTCTGAATCAGGTCTAGGCCCCGCGCCCAATACTCACGATGTTTTTCGGCATAGCCGCGAATGAAGCTGCCCCTTATCATTTGAAGGAAACCGTCATCGGCCCCGATGCAGTCTTTTGAAGTTCATCGGGTCGGCATACCAATCGCTTATTCTTCCCCGGAACAATGCAGACAACCAGCCCGTCCGGCATGATCGAATCGACAACCAGCCCCTTCAACGGATCGGCCTTGCGGATCACTTGATCGCCACGCTTAAATTCCATTCTTCTGCCCCCTCAACGATTCAGCCACGCCGACTTTACCACAACCGGGGCTTTCTTGGGCATGGTCGCCGACGCGACTTCCTCTTCGCGCCGGTCCAGATTAGCCGTAACCAAATTGCGGACGGCCATTGCGTAGACGACGCAATCGAGCGACTCCGCGCGGCGGCCGGGAATGCGCTCCCATAGGCGGACGGGCGCACCGCGCACATAGCGCATAAGCAGCCGTTCCGAAGCCAGTTCCTCATAGAAGCGGGCTTCCAACGTGTCGCTGAAGCGGACCGTGCGGCCGCGCGTCAAACGGCTGGCAAGCTGTCCCTTCAGGCCGTCCACGCCGACGATGAAGAGCTTCGCGCCTTTGGTGTCGCTCGCCTTGATCGACGGGCGGTTCCCGGTCGCGCCCTTCAAAGCGTATATACGCCTCGCCATGCGAGCCCGTGTGAAGCCGACAACACGGTCCATGGTCTCGCCGTCGCCCGCGTCCACTCCGGCCGCGTCCACGCGCAAGATGCCGCCCTTCGGATGCTTCCAAACCGTGCGCAATGCATCGTCGAGTTCGGACCACACGTCATCGCCCGCCGGGTCGCCATAGATGACGCTTTGGCCCAGCACGAACACTTCGTCGCGTGACCAGCCCAAGAACACGATTTCCAGCCGGTCGCGCTGCACGTCCACGCCCGCCGTGATGACCAGCACGTCCGGCGGGATGGCGTCGAGGCCAAACGGCTCGGCACGGGCGGCAAGCGCGGCTTCGTCGATCTCTTCGGCCGCCTCGCGCCAGCCTTGGGCGAGGATCGTATTGACGAATACCTGAAGCGTGTCGGGCGAGCGCTTGGCTTCGACGAACTCGGCCGCCAGCTTGCCCCACGACGCATTCGCCAGCGTCGAGACAAGAGCGTTGAGACGGAAACCGGCATGGCCCCGCACATGGGGCGCGGTCGCCCGCCAGCGGCCACCTTCGACCATGGCCGCCTTGTGCCGCTCTTCCACGACGGACCCGCATTCGGGGCAGACGTAGTGTGCACGCTCCGGCTCGCCTTCCGGCCACTGAATATCCGCCCAGGTGATTTCGTGCCAATGGCCGCACTCCGGGCAGGCGACTTCGAAGACGCGCCGGTCGGACCGGGCGTAGGACCGGAGCACGTTCGATGTCTCTTCGATGGTCGGCGTGCTGCCCAAGATGATCTTGCGGTTTGCGAAGGACAGGGTGCGCCGTTCCGCCAGCGTGATCGGCGAGCCTTCCGCGCCCGGCTCCATGGCGTCGGCTTCGTCGATCAACAGCACGCGGACATTGTGCCGCCGGAGATTGCGGGGCGACTTCGCGGCGACGATCTTCAGCGACCCGCCAGCGAAGCGACGGCTCAACAAGGTGTTTCTGCCGGTTTCGTCGGCGTCGGCCGATAGCAGGCCCCGGAGCGCGGGCGTGGCTTCGAAGATCGGTTCCAGATCGGACACGACGTAATCGCGGGCGTCGGCTTCCGTCGGTAGAAGGGCGAGGATCGGGCTAGGTTCGTTCGCAACGTAGGATGCCAGCGCCCCGGTCAACAGTGTGGTGAAGCCGACGCGCACGGGCTTGACCAGCGTGACGCGCTCTAGCTCCGGGTCGGAAATGGCGTCGGCGATTTCCCGCTGATACGGCCACAAGGTCACGCGGCCGGGCAACGCCGACACGCCTTCGGGGAGTCGCATATGGGTTTCGATCCATTCGGACAGGCGAAGGCGCGGCGGCGGGATCAGCGCCCGGAGCGCGCGGCGACGGGTTTCAAGAACGGCCATGGGCGATCTCTTCCAGCGTGTCGCGGATTTCGCGATCAATGGTGGTGATGTCGTGCGTGGTCAGGTGCCCAAGGCGTTGCTGAAGCCGCGACGGCAAGGACAGCATTTGCCCGCGCACGTCCCGGAGGATGGCGGACCATTCGCGCTCGACTTCCACGGCGGGGATAAGCTCACGACGGGCGAGCGCATTGGCGGTTTCCAGCTTCTCCGCAGTCGCTTCCGCCGCGCGGGTCTTCGCGGCCGTATAGGCGGGATCGGCGCGACCACGGCCGGAGGTCTTCGACCGCTGGTCGGCGCAATAGGCGAGGATAGACGCCCGGAGCGCATAGCGGGCACGGGCGGCACGGGTCAGCACGCCCGCGATGGTGAGTTCGTCAATGCGGCGGCGCGACAGGCCAAGCCACTCGGCAAGCTCTTCGGCCGTGACCAGCGTGTCAGGCGGTTGCTTACGGACAGCGCCGACAAGTTCTTCGATGTCCGCTAAAATCATGGAGTCCATTTTCTAATTTTCCTCACAGATCGAAATGCCGGGGCTCCGCGCTCCCCGCGACGGCCGCCACCGGGGAAGGACCCGCACACTCCCAGCATGGGGGTGGTCCAATCGGTCCACGAGTGGTCCAGTCGCCGCCCTCTCGCAAGCCGTTGATTTCATTGGCTGGTCCAAACGGTCCAGTCGGTCCAGTCGATTTTGAGCAATTTCCCTAGTAACTGCACGAGTCATGCTCTGTCCGTCAGCACACATGGTCCGTTGCACTAGAAGTGTAAATGCCATTGGACCGATTGGACCGTTTGGACCACACGAGTTAACCAGCGGATTTCGCTTGGCTTTTTCGGTCCAATGGAAACCGGCCTTATCCCCCTGCGATTGGACCAGATGGACCATTATTCGTCCCCCCAATCGACGGGCGAGCCCAGCCACGCGACGAACTCGGCGCGGCACTGATCCAGCGGCGGGAGAATGTACACGCGCGGGCGCTGTCCACCCTCAACACGGGGCCGCGCTTCGCTGATGCTGGGAAGCATCTTCCGCAATTCCATGCCGAATTGCCGTGAGTTCACCGCGTCGCCCTGATGGCGGTTGTCGCGGATGAAGTGTTCGTATCGGCCCCGGATGTCGTCACGGTCCACCGTGACCGTCTCTTCCCAATCCTCGAACTCGCCGATGTCGCCCTTGTGCAAGAACTCAAACCACCACCGCTCGACGCCGCGCAGCGTGTTGAGCTTCTGGTCCCGGAGCGCGTCCGTCTGCGGCACGTCGCGGACCTTGAACTCGGACAGGTCCACGTCGAGCAAGTATGCGAGGAACGCGGCCGGGCCGTCGCCTTCGATCTCGGCATAGAGCGCGTCGAAGTAAGCCTTGTCGCCCATACGGGAATCGCTCACGTCGAAAACCGCATAGCGGCGTTCGTCATGGGATGCGGGCACGGCCCAAGACTCGTTCGTGGTCATGATCAGCCGGAGGAAGGAGTCGACTTCGACGGTATCGACGCCCTTCTTTTCAATGGGCATGGTCTCCGAAGTGATCAGCGCTTGCAGCGTCCCTTTCTTGTCCTGCGCACCGGACCAAAACGCCTCTTCGACGTGGCACACGAGCGCCGTGGCGAAGGGCGCATTGAAGCGCTGGGTGAGCGCATCGGACCGCGTGACATGGGCGACGTGACGCTTGCCGACGATCCGCCGGAGAATGACCGCAAGCGTGTCCTTGCCCGCGCCCTTGCCGCCCTTCAGGACCAGCGCCACGCCGGGCTTGCGGCCGGGGTTCTGCACGATGTCCGCAAGCCATCCGATGATGTAGCGGGCATGGGCGCGGTTGCCGTCGGCGATCACGTCGCGGATATGGGCGAGGATCAGGTCGCACGAGGATTCCCGGTCCGGCTCGACAGCCCAGCCGGTCCACAAGTTGAGCGCGGTACGCGGCGCGCGGTCGGTCGGGTCGAAGACGATTTCCGAGAACTCTCGGCGACGCGGGTTCGTGATCCAGTGCCGCGATGCCGGTTGCATCCGTTTGCCGTCGGGCGTCGGCACAACGTCATTGGCGAAGAGCGTGTGCAGGTCTTCGACGCCCCCAAGGTGGAAGCCGTCGCGGTGGAACTCGACGACAAGCGTCTTCCCGGCATGACGGGCGAGCGCGAAACGCTCATTGACGCGCGCCGTGATCGGATCGGCCGGAGGCGTGCCGACAAGATCGTCAATGTCCGCCATCACGTCCGGGTCGTCGAAGCGGTTCGCGGGTGACGGGGCTTTCTCCCATGCCCGATCAATCGCCCGGTCGCCTTCCTTCGCCACATGGGCGGCCGCGTCGGGCTCTTCGTCGATAGCCGCGATGAAGTCTTCCTTCGTGCCGCCGCTCAACTTGATCTTGCGGGCGAGACGGAAGAGCACGCCGCTGCCGGACTCATCGCGGGTCTTCTGTCCACGTCCGGCGAAGGCGGGACCGGCGACGTGGATCAGCCAGCGAAGATCGTCGAGCCCGACAATGCGAAGCGGCTGCACGCCGACAAGATCGTCCAGCGCCTCGCCCGTGACGGCGTAGTATCGGCCGCCAAGGTCCAGCGCCATTTCGCAATGCTCGCCCTTGGTGAAGGCGATGCGATGCTTCGGCCCCATGGCTTCCCGGTCCGCGTCACGAACGAGGAAGAACAGCTTCACGCCCTTCCGGCTGGGGCTGATCTCGGCATAGGTGCTGAAGACGCGGACAGCATCTTCGGCCCAGCCTGCCAGATCGTCGCCGGACAGACAGGAGTCGAGGTCCACGCCGCAAAGGTGGAAGCCGTTGCCAAGGTCGCCCAGCATGACGCCGATGCTGCCCTTGATCTTGGCCGCGTAGCGCATGGCGGCCGCGCGGGTCGCCCATGTGGCGGGGTCGTCGGACCGCGCGCGGCGGCCGGTCGCGGGGCTGTAGGGAACCTTGGTCGGCTTGCCCTCGCGAAGCTCCGTCTTCCACGAAACCCACTGCCGTTCATCGTTCAAATCATCAAGCGTTCGAACGTGCAAATGCGTTGTTTTTGCTGACGTTTTTTGGTATGCTGCATTCGTCATTTGGGGTCTCCCATGTGGCGTAGCCCTCTGCAAAGGCTCGGCAAGTCGGCGCCGCTCCGGTTCAGCCCCGGAGCGGCGTTTTTCATTGTGGAATTGTCGGGTATGTTAACCGTGGTAGCAAGAAATTTGCTGCATTTCTTGCTGCACAAATCGCCAAACTGAAGCGATATAACTACTTGAAATATAATGATTTCTGGAATCGACTGGCGGAGGCCCGGGGAGCCATCTCATTCAAGGCCTGCGCTGAACAAGCGCAGGCCTTTTTGTTTTCCGGCGCCCTCCTGTCGTCAGGTCTGGTACATTCGCGAAACCCGCTCTTCATTTTTGCCTGATATCAAGCCCGGATATTGATCGATATCAGGAGAAATTCATATGTGGCTCCAGCTTCATGACGGGGACGGTTTCCCTTTCTTCGTGAACATGGACAATGTCGTCGATTTCCGCTGGTACGAGCGTGAAAAATACACCTGCCTTCTCACCACCGCCCCCGTCGCCGAAAAGCTGCACCGCCTCTACGTGCGCGAAAGTGCGGCTGAAATCATGCAGATGATCAAGGGAGAGAGCCGG